GCTATAGGTACTGCGGCTACTGCTTTACTTAATATAGGTAGAGAACAAGCTTCCATTTATGAGCAAGCTATTGCTAGACAGAAGGAATTTACAGACCAAAAAACTCTTAGTGATACAGCTAAACCATTAGAAATTAGAGTAGAAGCTTCTAAGTCTGTTCAGGATGCGAGAAAACAATTAGCTGAGTTAAAAAAAGAACTGGGTAGGGTAAATTCAACAGAAGCTTCTATAGTTTATGTTGGGGAAGAGAGAGGAACCATAGCTAAAGAAGCAGCTTTAGAAGACCTTAATAAAGCTATATCTTTTCAGAAAGAACTTATAACAAAAACAATAGACGCTTCTAGGTTAGAGATTTTAAAAGCTGATGAAGAGGCTAGAAAAGCCATAGTTCTGAATGGCGTAAACTTAGAAGCCGATATAGCTAAAGCTAGGGAAAATGCCTTGAAAGCACAAGGCAAGACAACTGAAGGGGCTATACAAGAGTTTACTAATACTTATGGAGATAAAATAGAAGCGGCTAAAAAAGAAATAAAGTCATTAGAAGCTTTAGCAATCTCTGGGACTGAAGACCAGAAGATATACGCTGCCGATAAACTTTCCAAATTAAACCAGTTTTTGGCTGATTTAGATACACAAAAAGCTAAATTAATAAAAGATGCTAATAAGAAAGTAACTACTCCGGAAATATCAGAGGCTTATAAAGCTTCTCTTGAAGATGCTAAAAATACAGCTTTAGAATTACAGAATAGTGTATCTATGGCTTTAACTAATATAGATATTCTATATCAGCAAAATGCTATGTCTATTGAGACTTATTTCTCTCAAAAGATGCAGTTACAGGAAACTGATTTAGCTGTTCAGAAAGAGATGCTGAACCAAGAGTTACAATTAGCTTATGCTCAGAAAGATAAAGTTAAGATTCAAAAGCTAAATGGTGAGTTAATTAAAGCTGAAACTGATGCTAATAAACTTGCTACTAAGACTATTATTGAAAAGACTAATGCTGAAAGAGAGCTGCAAACTAGCTTAGCAAATATAAATGCCGAATATGCTAAAACCTTTGGTACTTTAGTTACAGCTACAGAAGCTGCGGATGCTGCTGAACAGAAATTCTTAGCTACTAATGGTGCTTTAATTCTAAAACTATCTTTACTAGCAGATGCTGGTGATGAATTAGCTGCTAAACGATTAAAACAGTTATACTCCTTAAAAGATAGTGCCGTTATTGACGAACAGTTAAATGACTTGGCTACTAAGAGAAATGCTTTAGCTGCTGAATATGACGCTACTATTCAAAGAATAGCTGATAGAACTACTGCTGGATTTCCTGATATTTGGGGTACTGCTTCTGATGAAGCCTTAGCTAAATATAAAGCTGGCATGGCTGAAATAGCAGAAAAACAGAAGGAGATATTAAGTTCTCAAGGTACTGGAATTTCACTTTCCGATAATGCTAAAAAAGAAGTAGCTAAAACCAAAGAAATCTTAGAAGATTTGAAAGGAAAATCTGGCTATATAGCAGAACAAATGAGCAAAGCATTTAATGATTCTTTCTCTAATGCTTTTACTGGATTTATAGCTGGCACTGACTCAGCTAGTAAAGCTTTCTCTAACTTTGCTACTTCCATGATTGGCAGTATTCAGAGAATTTTAGCTCAGAAAATGGCTGAAACTTTACTAAGTAGTTTTATTACACCAGCTTTATCTAATATTGGTAGTGGTTTTATGGGGCTATTTAGTAGTTCTATTAGCGGAGCTACTGCTGCTACTATGGGTACAGGAATTATACGCCAAGCTGCTAATGGTGGTGTATTCTCAGGCCCAGGTATCTCAGCTTACTCAGGTTCAGTAGTATCTAAACCTACTATTTTCCCATTTGCTAAAGGTACTGGTTTAATGGGTGAGGATGGGCCAGAAGCTATTTTACCTTTGACCAGAAATTCTAAAGGTAAACTCGGTGTAATTGCTGATAGTACTGGACAATCGAGCGGTAATGTGTATAATATAGCAGTTACTGTTCAAAGTTCTAAGGACGAAAAGCCCGCAGATACAGGACAGAAAATTGCAGAAGCTATGATGAGAACTATAGCTAAACAAGAAATCGGATTAGCAGCTAGACCAGGCAATTCACTTAACAGAACTACTAAATTTGGATAAGACATGACTACAACAGCTTTGCCTTTACCTAATAAAATAGCACTTTCAAGTGATAAGTCTGTTAGTTTCAGAGCCATCTCCTCCCAGTTTGGGGATGGTTATCAACAGATAGCACCTAATGGTATTAATGTTAAAATAGCTTCATGGTCTATTGAATGGGGCGCTTTAACATTAGCTGAAAGAGATACTGTAGAGTCTGTACTAGATAGTGTTGGTTCTTGGGGAATACTAACTTGGGCTCCTACTAATGAAACAGTACAATTGAAATTCAGAATCACTAATGAAGGGTATTCCAGAAAAACTTTAAATAGAAATGGCGTATTTTCTATTTCTTGTAAGTTAGTTCAGGTCTTCGACATATGACTATTAATCAAGATGTCCTAAAATCAGAAGTTCCAGCCTTAGTAGAGTTATTTGAGATAGATTTAACCTCTACTAATGTTCCTGCTCTTGCTGGTAATGTATTTAGAGTAGCTACTATGACTGACTCTACGGATTTAGCTAATATAAAAGCTGTTAGTTTTGGTGGTAACGACTACGTTCCTTATCCTATACAGATTTCTGAAGTATCTTTTTCTTCTGATGGTGCGCCTCCAAGACCAAAGCTAGTAATAGCTAACGTTAATAAGTATATCGGCCAGTTAGCTTTTGCCTACGGGGATATTATAGGTGCTACTGTTACTTATATTAGAACATTTACACCTTATTTGAATTCCTCTAGTAAAGTATCGCTGCCGCCATTGAAATACTTTATAGCTAAAAAGACTTCTCATAATAGAACTACATTATCCTTTGAGTTAAGGGATTTCAGAGATAAAGAAAGAGCTTTCCTTCCTAAACGGCAGATGTTAAAGAAAGACTTTCCTGGACTTGGGATTAATAAAAATGTCAGATAGAATAGAGTTGACTTTTAAACAGTCTGAGAAGATTAGAGAACATACATTAAACTGTTATCCGCAGGAAATGTGCGGTTTTCTAACTGAAGATGACTTTATTCCTGTAAAGAATACTGCTGAGGAACCGGAAAAGTCATTTAGAATAGATAGTATAGACTATGCTAGATGGTTTAGCAAGGCTATAGCGGTCGTTCACTCACATACTAGAGCTTTGAAAAAGCAAGAACTATTCGATTTAAGAACCCCTAGTTATGCTGACTATGTTAATCAGAAGAAAACTGGTTTACCTTGGTTAATTGTTGGTTGTGAGAGTTTAACAGTCACAGACCCAGTTCAGTTTCCTAGAATACCCGATAATAACTATATTGGCAGACCTTTTCAATGGTTTATCTATGACTGTTATAACTTAGTTCAGGACTTTTATAGGTTTGAACTTGATATTATCCTGAGAGATTCTCTAGTAGATAAAGATTACCAAGATATTAGGCACATGAATGATATATTCAGTGACTATTTTGAGGATTATGGGTTTAAAGAAATTCCCTTTGAAGAACTTACTGATGGTAATCTAGTTCTATTAGACCATGGTGGCTTTACCTGTAATCATTTAGGTATCTATTGGAAAGGTCAGATTATACATCAAGGCATGATTAGTGTATCAGTTCCTTTTGAAACTTTCTTAGGAAGAATAAATAAGGTATTAAAATATGTCGGCTAAACTAAATGTTGTTATTCTTTCAGGTGAAAATCCTGAGGTATTTGAATTGTTTGCTTCTAATATAAAAGAAGTGGTTAGTTTGCTGCGCTTGCAGAAAGGTGATAGCTTTGCTGATGAGTTGTTAAATAATAACTATAAGTTTGTATTAGCTGATTCTACTAGGGAAGATAGTTTTGTAGCTTTAGTACCTGAGGTTGTGTTTTCTAGTTTTGAAGGGTTTGATACTTTGTTAATTGTTCCTGAGATTGAGGGTAAAACAGGTATTGAATTAGCTGGCATGGCTGCTGTTGCTGGTGCTTTAGCTAGTGCAACTGGCATGTCACTCGCTACAGCTCTTTTTATTGTCAATACTATAACTATGATGGCAATCAGCATTGGTTTAAATATGCTAATGTCTGCTCTATCACCTACTCCTGAATTCTCCCAAGACCCTGCCGCAGCTCAAAACAAATCTAATTTATTTAATGGCGCACCTATAGTAAGAAACCAAGGTGGTAGTGTACCACTTATACTTGGTAATCCTCACTGTGGCGCAGTACTTATTTCATCAGGTGCATTTACAGAAGAGGTTACAGCATAATGGAAAACTTACCAGTAATTTATGGTGAAATGGGTGGTAAAGGTGGTGGTGGTCATACTCCTGTAGAAGCTGCTGATACTTTATCCTCTAAACAAACTATGCGTTTATTATTTGCCTTGTCAGAAGGACAGATAGATAGTGTAGAAGACATTCTAGTAAATAGTGCAAGTATTAGTAACTATAGTTCTACTATAGACTACGAAGTCAGACAAGGTACAGTTGACCAGACTGTTATTAAAGGTTTCTCTGAGGTAGAAGCCCCTTTAACTGGTGGTGGTGTCTTTCCAGTTGAGTTAAAAGCTGGTATTCAGCATATCTATTCACTTTTAGGTATGTATGATGCGGCTAGAATTAATCTAACTATTCCTAGATTGATGCAAGTAACTGGAGAGGGAGACCGAGTAGGTTACACAGTTACCTTATCTGTTTATAAAAGACACCAACCATTTGGCGGTAGTCCAGGAAGTTGGCAATTAGCTAGTACTATTACTAAGAATGGTAAATGTACTAATCCTTATTCATGGGATGTAAGATTAGAAAAGCCAGCTACTACCGGAGAGCTAGATTCTTGGGGCATTATGATTGTCCGAGATTCTGCTGATGATTCGGATGATAAACATTATAGTACTACAGCATTATCTGCTATTACTACTATAGTTGAGTCTAGTTTAACCTACCCACATACAGCTTTAGTTGGTGTTACTTTAAAGGATGCGGCACAGTTTGGTGGTTCAATTCCTGAAATTAAGTTCAAAGTCAAGGGTATTAAACTACCTTTACCAGTTAATTATAATCCAACTACTAGAGCTTATACTGGTGTATGGAATGGTGCGTTCAAGTCAGTTAGAGAATATACTGATAACTTAGCTTGGATAACTTACTGGGTTCTACGAGAACATGGTTCTACTTTCTTAGACTCTGAATGGGGTTTAGAGATTGCAGCTAGTGATATTGATGTAGGTTCCTTTTACTTGTATGCTCAGTACTGCGACCAGTTAGTATCCGATGGTAAAGGTGGACAAGAACCTAGATATACAGCGCATTTTCAGTTTATTGAAAGAGATAATGTTCCGACATTTTTAACTTATCTGTTAAATTTAGGTAATGCTAACTTCTCCTCTAATAGTTTAGGGCAGATTTCTATTATCTGGGACGGTGCAGGGCAAAGCATTACTAAAGTAGTATCTAATGCTACTGTAGTTGATGGTGTTTTTGAGTACTCATCTAATGACCTAGAAGGTAGAACTAACCTAGTCAATGTAACTTATGCTAGAGAAGAACTATTTGGTGATAGTGATACTGCTACTCATTATGAACAGACTTTAATTGACCGATATGGCTTGCAAACCTCTGACGTAGTATTGTTTGGTTGCAAAAGTGAAGCACAAGCTTTGAGAAAGGCTAGAGCTGTTCTTTATAACAACTGCTATGCTACTGATTTAGTTACTTTTAGACAATTATTCCAAGGTGCTACTTATCAAATCGGTGAGTTAGTTTCTGTTATGGACAGTGATAATGTCGTAACTGACCCTAAGCATGGGATAATTATTGATAGTTCGCTTACAGCTGGTACTACTACTCTGGCTTTAGACCGTTCAATAGTTTTAACTAATGCTAGTTATACTGTTCAGTTTATCGGGGCTGATGGGACTACTTTCTTATCGAAAGCAATTACACAAACTAATGGCTCATTCTCTAGCGTTAGCTATACTGGAAGTGAGATACCTTTTGTTGGCGGTACTGTATTGTTCTCAACTACAGCTTTAACTCCTAGAACAGTTAAAGTTATCAAAGTAGATAAAGACGATGAACACGTTTATACAATTACTGGATTGACCCATAACGAGTCTAAATATAGTTATATCGAGACAGTAGGTACACTTCCAACTCCTTCTGGTAGTTTCATTAACTTTAATAACTTTACAGTTCCAGCTGTCAGTAACATTACAGTTGATGAAGTGTTCTCATCTAACGGTGTAGTCGAGTTCTCTAAACTAGCTGTTGACTGGGATTGGAATGTTAGTGGTACTGAAGACTATAGAGCTACTTTTGATGTTTCTTACCGTAGAGATAATCAAGAGTATCAACAAGCCAGAAACTTAGGTACATCTGACTTTGACATTGAATACCCACTTCCAGGTGTCTATGAGATTTATGTCTGGGCTGTTAATCCTTTTTCCGGACTACGTTCAGTTGTAACTAGCGTTGTTTATAATTTTAGAGTAGCCTCTGCAACTTCTACTTTGCTACCTCCAACTAATGTAGTAGTTCCTAATACCGCTGGCGTTGTATTTCAGCAGAGGGATTTGCCATTGACTTGGACTTTTCCAGTTGTTAATGATACTAAAGTTGATAAACTTAAAGACTATGTGGTTCAGGTCTTAGATTATGCTACCAGTACTGTTAAAGGCACTTATACAGTAGCTCCTAATACAGATAGAGGTGGGGATTTTCTACTTACTTTTGCTGAAAATGCTGCTATTTTTGGTACTGCCCAGAGACAGTTTAGAGTTAGAGTCTTTAGTAGAGACTTAGTTGGTGATTTATCCAATTATGTTGAGGTTGTTCCTAATAATCCAGCTCCTACTGTTAGTACGTTTGCAGTTAGTGCTGTTTTTGGAGCTGCTTATGTAAAAGCAACTATTCCAAGTGACCCTGACCTTGTTAGTTATACTTTTAAAAAGTATTCTGCCGCTACTGGTGGTACTCTTTTAGGAACTATAACAACCGTCAGTAACTATGTTGATTTTGAAGCTACTGCTGGTACTGAGTATTTCTATACCGTAACTCCTAATGATAGTTTTGGAACAGGAACTGAAAGTACTAGAACTGCTAGTACTGCTTTATCTGTAGAAGTAGATACCTATACTTATACCGGACTTCAATTTACCCCTAACAGCCCTGCTAATAACTATATAGCTTGGAGTTCTTTTGTAGCTATAAAGAATGGCTCTACAAATGTAACAGTTAATGCTGGTAATGCTCAATGGACTGCTGGAACTCTTTATCTGTACTACATTCCCGGAGATACCACTTTTCATAGCACAACTTCAGCCACTACTGCCATTGCTGCGGGTGGTAGAATCTTAGCTACTTATAAAGGTGGTACAGAGATAACTGCTGATGCAGGTAAAGCTTTTATCTCTGGAGACCAGTTGATTGCTGGCTCTTTACTAGCTAATGCTCTTGCTACTAACACTGCCTATATTACAAATATGGCACAGATTGGAAATATTATTCAGTCAGATAATTATAGTAATAGTGGTGGAAGTTATACTGGTTGGAGAATAGATAAAGGTGGAGCAGCTAACTTTAATAGTATTACTATCAAAGATAGTGCTGGTAATGTTACTATGGCAAGTGGTGGTGCAGTATGGGATTATATTTCT